GACCACCTCGACGCCGCCCTCGACGGACGCGACGCTCCACTTCTTGTGGCCGGCGTCGAAGGCGAGGGCGGGCATCACGATGGCGAGGAAGGGCGGCTCGTCGACGAGCACGAAGTCCTGGTTGCTGTGGACCTCGACGGCGACCGTGCCGTCGGTCGCCGCGCCGAGGACCGCGTCGCGCAGGTAGCGGAGGCGGAGCGAGAGGGGCAGCAGCTCCGGCCCGTCCCACGACCCGCCGAGCGGGCGCGTCTCCGTCACGTCGGGCTGGCCGTGCGGCGTCGAGTCGAGGACGACGCGCGCCTCGACGCCGTCGCGCTTGAGCAGGATCTCGGCCTCCTCCATCGCCTTGCGCCCGGCCGCCTCCCTGACCTTCGCCGCGTCGACGCGCATCCGCCAGGTTCGCCGCCCCCTCGCCGGCTTCATGATCGTCCCCCTCCAGTCGGGGAAGGCGTCGGGGTCGCGCGCCTCGAAGGCGAGGCCCGGCCCGCCCTCGGCCTCGACGCCGCACCAGCCGTCCTTCCCGGTCGCCGCCGCGACCCACGCGCCGACCTCGCCGTCGCGGACGTCCTTGAGCGCGGCGTGGACGGCGAGGAGCGCCGGCGCCGGGACCATCGACGGGTCGAGGCCCTTGAGCGCGGCGAGGCGCAGGTGGTGGAGGCGGTGCCCGTCGGTCGCGGTCGCGCCGCCCCTCGCGAGGTGGACGCACGTCAGGTTCCAGCGGTAGTCGCTCCCGTCGTGCGCGACCGCGGCCACGTCCTCCGCGATCCTTCCGAGGTCGTCCTTGCCGAGGCGGAGGTCGGAGCGGGCGACCGTCCTCGGCGCGGCGCGCATCGCCCGCCCCTCCGGCAGGCCCGCCGCGTCGAGACCCTCCCACTTCGCCGTGCCGACGCGGAGCGATGGCTGCTTGCGCGAGGTCCCGACCGCGATGTCGACCAGCTCGCGGTCGCCGCCCTTCTTGCGCTTCGGCATCCGGCTGCCGCCCAGGCCGCTCACGAGGACCTGCATGGGGTGGGCCGTGATCCCCTCGTCGAGGATGCGGAGGAAGGCGACGCCGGCGCCCGGCTCGAAGTGCGCGTCGCGGTGGATCGCGACCAGCGTGAGGAGCCCCTCCTCGGCCACGGCGCCGAGGGCGTCGGCCTTCGCCGCGCGGGCCATCTTGAAGAAGTGGCGGAGCGCCCACCCGTCCGTCTGCGTCCTGATCATCGGAGCACCATCCCGTCCGACTTCCTCGCCAGCTCGTCGAGCGCCTCGGCGCAGTTCTCCGACTCGTCGCGGACGGCGTCGGCGAGACGCGAGAGGAACAGCTCCAGGTCGGCGTGCGTGCCGCCCGGCCCGAGCGCCATCTTGCCGACGTCGCCGACGTAGTCGAGGTCGCCGACGCCCGCCTCGGCGCGCCGCTCGTCGACGGCCTCCGCGAGCGGCTCGGCCACCTCCTTCTTCGCGACGTCGAGCGCCTCCTTCACGTAGGCCACGACGCGGCGGCCGATCTTGCCGTCGTCCTGGTCGCGCTCGACCTTCCGCATCGCGGCCTCCTCCGCGATCTCCCACACGTCCTCGACCGCCTTCTCCTCGGGCGTCCTGCTGTCCTCGGGCATCGTGTCCTCCCAGTGTTCGTGCCTCGCGGGTACGATACACGGGCGACAAGGCGAGAGGACGGTCGCGCGACTTGCGCGACGGCGGCCCGCTCGCTATACTGGGCGCGTCTCGATCTGGAGGAGGCTTGACTGTGGCGGCTCGCGGATCGCTGGACTTTGGGGAGGGCCGGCGCGATCATGCTCGGCGGCTCGGGGGTTCCCCCCCCCCCCCCCTCCCAACCGCCGACCGCCGCGCGTCGGCCCTCCCCTCCCACCCGTTCAACGCTGAAGCATCGAAAGGACGGTGAGCCGCTGTGACTGACGATCGGGGACGTCTCGACACGGGCGAGGTCCTGGCCGCGGAACTCGACACGGACTTCGGCGATCCCGCGAGCGGCGGGACCGGCGCGAGGGACTTCCGAGAGCTGGTCCTCGTCCGCGTCACGCAGCTCACCGGCGCCGTGAAGAATATGAGCGACAAGCTGGACCAGACAGTGTCGGCCGACCAGTGCGAGGCCCGCGCGGCGAAGTGCCGCGCCGGCATCGCGGAGGAGATCCGCGTGGCGACCGACCAGGTGATGAAGGACGCGGTCGCGAAGGCCGCGAGGACGGCCGGCGCGGTGGCCGCGCGCGAGGCGTCGAAGGCCGCGGCCGCCGCGACCGCCGAGGCCATCGTGAAGCGCGTCAACGGCCACAAGCCGTTCTGGCCGCAGGACGCGCGCGGATGGCTGGCGCTGATCGTCGTCGGCCTCCTCTTCCTCTCGTGGCTGGGCGTCCAGGTCAACTGGTCCGGGCCGCCGCGTCCCGCCACCCCGTCGCAGGTCGCGGGCGCGGCGAAGGCGCTGAAGCCGTGACGACGGCGGGCGTCGCCGAGGCCGTCGGCCGCGACGAGCTGGTCCGCGCCGCGGCCGAGGCGCACGAACTGTCCAACGAGCTGATCCGCCGCGCGGTCCTCGAGCACTCGCGCTTCGACATCCTGGCCGAGCAGGTCCTCGGCCTCACGATGGAGCCCGTCCACCTAGAGCTGCTCGCCTTCGCGCTGGAGCATCCCGAGTCGATGCACCTGGCCTTCCGCGGATGCGGCAAGACGTCGTCGCTGTCCATCCCCTACGCCATTGGCCGCCTGCTCCAAGACCCCGAGCTGCGAATCTTCATCGGGTCGCGGACGACGCACTACGCGAAGGCCATCCTCAAGGAGATCAAGGGCCACCTCGAGAGCGAGCGGCTGGTCGAGATCTTCGGCGAGCAGCGCAGCGAGGACAAGTGGGAGGAGACCGAGGCCAACGTTCGCGGCAAGAAGCGCGTGACGAAGGAGGCGAGCCTGACCGCGCTCGGCGCGGAGTCGAGCGTCACCGGCCGCCACGCCGACATCCTCATCATCGACGACCTCGTCGACGAGGAGAACGCGCGGACGAAGTCGCAGCGCGAGCGCATCAAGACGTTCTACTACAAGACCCTCGACCCGTGCCTCGAGCCGGGTGGCGAGCGGAAGATCATCGGGACGCGCTACCATCCCCATGACCTCTACGGTTGGCTGATGGCCAACGACATGCGGCACTCCACGCAGATCATCCCGGCGCTCCACGAGAGGGTCGCCGACGACGGCGAGACCGAGTACGCGTCGGCCGCGCCGGAGCGGTTCCCCGTCCGCTTCCTGATGAAGAAGCGCGAGAAGCTGCCCGCCATCGTCTGGTCGTCGCAGTGGCAGTGCGAGGTCGACCGCTTCGGCGGCGAGATCTTCAAGCCCGAGTTCTTCGAGCGCGAGGGCTTCTTCACGGACGCGATCCCGGACGACGCCTTCACCTTCATCGCCGTCGACCCGGCCGCGACCGAGAACACGAAGAACGACCTCTTCGCGCTGGTCGTCGTGCGCGTCTCCGGCGACGAGGTCTTCGTCGACGACTACGTGCACAAGCGGATGGAGTTCCCCAAGCAGGTCGACGCCTGCGTCGACCGCTTCGAGCAGCACGAGCCCATCCGCCTCGGCTTCGAGGCGAACGCCTACCAGGGCGTGCTGGGCCAGGAGATCGTGGCGCGCTGCCCCGACCTCAAGGGCAAGGTCGTGCCGATCTTCACGAGCAAGGACAAGATCACAAGGGCGCTCCGCTTGACAGCCTACTTCGAGTCGGGGAGAATCCATTTCCGCCGGAGGATGCGCGATCTCGTCGAGCACCTCCTCGAATTCCCCGAGGGGGAGCACGACGACCTCTTCGACGCGCTCGACCTGGCCGTGACCCTCGGGACGCGGATGAGGATCAAGCGCAGGCGGTCCGCGGAGCCAGAGGTCTTCTAGGAAGGACGGCAAGGATGGGAAGAAGGAAGGGACGCACCGGGCGCATCCTCAAGATGCGCGTCCGCCCCGACGCCGCGGGCGGTCCGCTCGCCGCGGCCGCCAGCCCGTCGACCGACTACGAATCGGTCGACATCAGGCGCGACGCCGACGGCCGGCAGATCGTCAAGGCCCTCGTGATCGGCGGCGACGAGGCGAAGCCCGGCGGCCCCGTCTCCCAGGTCATGCGCGAGGACCCCTTCGAGCGGCTGACCGGGACGGGCGGCATCCTCGCCCCGCCGCTCAACCCGTCGCTGCTCTCGACCCTCTGGGAGAACAACTCCGACCTCGGCCCCTGCATCGCCGCGATGGCCGTGAATTGCGAGGCCTTCGGCCACCGCTACATCCCGCGCATCGAAGTCCGCCCCGACACGCCCGACGCGATCAAGAAGCAGATCGAGGACGAGAAGCTGCTCCTCGACAACTTCTTCGAGAACTGCTGCATCGAGGCCGACTCCTTCACGGACCTCCGCGTCGTGAAGCGGCAGGACCTCGAGGCGGTGGGCTACGCGGCATGGGAGATGGTCGACACGACCGGCGGCGAGATCCTCGGGATGAACTACCTCCCCGCGCACACCCTCCGCGTCTCGTGCCTCGGCGACTACGTCGAGGCGCCGAGGAAGATGCTGGTGCGCCGCGAGGACGGGTCGATGGCCTACGTCGAGAAGACGATCTGGCGGCGCTTCCGCAAGTTCGTCCAGGTGCGCGGGTCGAAGATGCGGTGGTTCCGCGAGTGGGGCGACCCGCGCGAGATGGACGCCGAGACGGGCGAGTACTCGACGAAGCCGCTGCCGGCGACGAGGCGCGCCAACGCCGTCCTCTACTTCTCGCTGCGCAACGCGCCCCGCACCCCCTACAGCCTGCCGCGCTACGCGGGCAACCTGCTCTCGATCTACGGCGGCCGCGCGACCGACGAGATCAACTACTTCACCTTCGAGAGCAACAACATCCCGTCGATGGTGATCACGGTCTCCAACGGCATCCTCTCGGACGGGTCGATCTCGCGCGTCAAGTCGTTCGTCGAGTCGCAGGTGAAGGGGCAGCGGAACTACTCCCGCTTCCTCGTGCTGGAGGCGGAGCCAGTGACCGAGGGGACGCGAGACCCCGGCCGCGTCGGCATCGATATCAAGCCGCTCACGAAGGAGCAGCGCGACGACGCTCTCTTCACCGAGTACCAGGACCGCGCGCGCTCCAAGATCCGCCGCTCCTTCCGCCTGCCCGACCTCATCTTCGGCGACACGCCCGCGGCCGGCGGCGCGGTCGGCGCGATGGAGATCCTCCGCAAGCTGGTCGACGAGCAGGTCTTCCAGCCGGAGCGCGACCTCTTCGACGCGATCATGAACCGCCGCGTCCTCCCCGCGCTGGGCGTCGTCTACCTGCGCTTCGCGTCCAACACGCCGCAGACGACCGACAATAAGGATCTCGTCCGCGTCCTCGCGATGGCGGAGAAGTCGGGCGGCGCGACGCCGCGCATCGCCCGCGACATCCTCTCGCAGGCCTTCGGCCGCGACCTCGGCCGCGTCACCGAGGTCGAGCCCGACATCCCCTTCTCGCTGCAGGTCGCGCGGGCCGTGCAGAGCCAGGGCGACCCGAAGGCCGCGCTCTCCGTGCCCGGCACCAACGACCTCCGCCGCATGGGCGCGACGACGCGCGGCGAGCTGGGCCTCGATGTGGAGAAGGACGAGGACGGCGATCTGGAAATCCCGGGCGACGCGCATGTCGGCGAGGCGCTCCTCGCAGGACTCGTCGCCCTCCGGCAGAGGCTCTCGGCCGAGCGCGACCGACGCGACGACGACTAGGATCTGAAGGATGGGCGGAGAAGCCCGCCAGCTCCCGTTGACCGACGAGGTCCTCTCCGGCATGACCGACGAGCAGGTCGGCCTCGCGCTCGACGTCGTCGACGACATCCTCATCCGCGAGGGCGTGTTCAAGGCGGCCGAGGGCATCAACGCGATCCAACGCGACCTCGCCACGTCCTTCGGCCAGAAGTGGGGCTCGAAGGCGAAGGGCGTGATCTTCGAGGCCGCGCAGGCGCTCTCCGACGCGGGCCTCGGGATCATCTCGCAGGCCGACCTTGACGCGGTCCTCGACGGGATCGACGGCAAGATGAAAGGATACGGCTTCACGCCCGCGATGCAGTCGAAGGTCCGTAAGGCCGCGGGCGTCGCCATCAGCCTCGCGATGAAGGGCGCGCTCGAGGAGTCGAAACTCGACGTCCCCTCGTCCTTCGCCCTCGTCGACAAGAAGGCGCTCAACGCGCTGACGAAGAACTACACGCATTGGGTCGACGGGTACTACCACAGCAACGTCCGCGAGGCGCTCCGCGTCGGCGCGTCCGAGGCCATCGTGAAGGAAGGCCTCGCGGGGCGCGACGCCGGGCGGCGGTTCAAGGAGGTCGCCGACCACTACTTCAAGGGGAAGGCCGGGCCGGCGCCGGGGCTGCCCGCCTCGCTCTCGGTCCCAAAGTCCTACCACGGGACGGCCGACCAGTATTGGGACGGCCTCGCCAACCATGTCGCCTACCAGGGCAACGTCTTCGGCCGCATCGACGCCTTCAAGAAGATCGGCGTGACCAAGTACCGCATTGTCGCCGTCCTCGACCGACGGACGTCCGACATCTGCCGGATGATGCACGGCCAGGTCTTCACGATCGAGCAGGCGCAGCCGAACCTCGACGCCTGGATGAGCGACACGCCGGCGGACGTGAAGGATGCGGCAGGATGGCAGAAGGGTCCGGCCCTCGCGAAGGAGATCGGCCTGTCGGGCTACAAGCCCGGCGCGACGACGCCGAGCATGACGCCGGCGCAGCTCAACACGATCTCGTCCAAGGGCCTCGCGCTCCCGCCCTACCACTTCCGCTGCCGCACCGATGTCGACATCGAGGAGCAGGTCGAGGACCTGCCCTTCATCCCCGGCGAGAAGCCGCCGAAGAAGCCCGCGCCTGCGAAGCCCAAGCCGAAGGAGCCCAAGAAGCCGCCAGCCGCGAAACCGAAGCCGAAGCCCGTGCCGAAGCCTCCCGCGCCGAAGGCTCCGACGCCGATCCCGTCGAAGCCGAAGCCCGGCGCGAAGAAGCCCGACATCAAGCCCGCGCAGCCGACGCCGGAGTCGAGGACCCCCAAGGAGTTCCCCTGGGCGGAGGACCAGCTCACCGAGGTCAAGCGCGGCGCGAAGGGGATGCACGAAAAGCAGTTCTTCAAGGACCCCGACGGCAACGAGTGGATGTTCAAGCCCGCGCCCGGCGGCAAGGACTTCCGCGCCAACGTCGAGTCCATCGCGTCCGAGGCGGCGAAGCGGCTGGGCCTCGACTCGGCCGACGTCTTCCTGGTCAAGCACCGCGGCAGGACCGGCACGATGCACCGCATGTTCAAGGCCGTGAAGAACGACGGCCTGGAGCGCGTCGGGATCGAGGGGCTGACGCAGCAGCAGGTCGAGGCGATGCAGCGGCAGCACGTCCTCGACTGGCTGATCGGGAACAACGACATGCACGCCGGCAACTTCATGGTGCTGAAGGACGGCACCCTCGTCGGCATCGACCGCGGGCAGGCCTTCCGCTACTTCGCGAAGGACCGCCTCGCGACCGACTACAACCCCAACGCGGGCTATGGAATCCGCGTGCTCTACAACGACCTCTTCGCCGCCGCGCAGAAGGGGAAGATGCCGAAGGGGCTGAAGCTGGTCGACCTCGACTCGGCGCCGATGCGGAGGATGCTGGAGAAGGTCGCGTCCGTGTCGGACGATGAGTGGCTCGCGATGTGGAAGCCCTACATCGACGATGCGCTGAAGAACAAGAGCCTCGCCTTCGGGTCGCGCGCCAAGTTCGAGGCGGAGCTGCTGCGGCGGAAGAACTCGCTCGGCAAGGACCTCGACGAGTTCTACTCAAAAATCTTCAAGCGGCAGACGCGCGAGGTCGCCGAGGCGCAGGCCCAGAAGGGCGCGCTCACGAAGGTCGACGCCAAGCTGGCGAGGAAGGTCGGGGAGTCGCAGAACCGCGGCGCGACCGTCCTCGTCGCGACCGAGAAGGTCGAGAACGGCAACCTGCTCGTCTACCGCTACAAGGACGGGAGCACCGTCGTCGAGGGCAAGGTGCGCCGCTCGGCCGACGAGGTCGTCAAGCGCCGCCTCGTCGGCGAGGACGGGATGCGGAAGATGGCGGCGGACGCCGCCGACGCCGGAGGCGTCGACCCGGATTGGACCGCCATCCTCAACCAGATCAAATCATTCAACTACCACCTCGGCCCCGGCGGCGACGGCGTGATCTCGAAGATCAAGCAGGACGCCTTCTTCTCGAAGCTGAATGCGCTGAAGAAGAAGATGACCGACCCGACGGCCACGCCGCAGAACAAGGCGAAGGCGAAATACTACCACGACATGCTCTCGAAGTACGGGACACAGAAGAAGGGCATCCACCTCGGCCCGAAGACGAAGAAGATGCTCGGCGTCAAGCAGGAGCCCTACACGCCGCCGAAGCCGAAGGAGACGCCGCAGCGGACGGGCGGCAAGTCGAGGCGCGTGAAGAAGTCGAACGTGCGGAAGATCGCCGAGGAGAAGCGGGCGCTGGAGAACGGCGAGATCGTCAACGAGACCGGCGGCGGCCTGACAAGCGCGGGCCTTCGGACCGACGAGTTGAGGGAGATGATCGTCGCGGAGCTGGACGACGGCACGCGAATCTTCTACACGCCGCACGACAACCACCACATGGGGCAGGCATACTCGAAGCAGGGCCGCTTCCGCATCGTCGTCCCGAAGGGGTCGAGGCCGCCCGGCGCGAAGGAGATCGAGAGGGCGCTCGACGCGCTCGAGGACATGGGCGTCGAGAAGAAGCTGATGACCCCGGACGACTTCGAGCTGCTCTACCTTCGGAAGAACGCGCACGCGATGGGGATCGCCGACGATCCCGTCTTCGCCAACATCTCGTCCGACCTGCCGGTGAAGAAGCAGGTCGAGAGGATGCTCGAGGGGTTCAAGAAGAAGATCGGGAAGGACCCGCGCAAGATGGCGGGCTACAACCCGAAGCCCGTCTTCTACGGCAAGGAGGGCGAGGGCATCGCGCGCTTCCAGCGGTTCGACTTCTCCGACGCCGACATCGCGAAGAGGAAGTTCACCATCATCCACGACCTCTACTCGTCCAGCCCCGGCGACTTCCTCCTCTCGCGCATCGACGACGGGACGCGGTGCCTCATCGCGACCGAGGAGAAGATCAGGCGCGGCATCCCCCTCGCCGGCATGAGCCCCGGCGCCGACCAGAACACGGGCGGCGCGCAGTTCGTCTTCCTCCGCATCAGGAAGGGCGCGGCAAAGGGACGCCGTCGCATCCACCTGAAGAAGGCGCTGCTGCGCGACACCAACGCGGTCTCCTACAATGGGGACTACTTCGGCAACATGGAGCCGTCCTTCAAGGAAGCGCGCCGCGCGAAGACCGTGCCCGAGGCGCTGAAGATGACGTCCAGCAGCAACGAGACCTTGATCAAGAACGAGGTCCCGCTCGAGATGTGGGACCATATCGACGTCGGCAGCGCCGCCGAGCGGACGCGCGTCCTCGGCGAGCTGCGCAAGCGCGGGATCAAGGAGATCGGCGGCACGCCGATCGAGGACTTCGTGAGGTAGTAGGATGGCGGACCCGAGAAGGATCGGAAGGACGATCTCGGCGAAGGACGCCGTCGAGCACCTCGACGAGCTGCTCGCCCGCTTCGGCGGCGTGACCGTCGGTGTGCAGCACCTCCTCGACGACGGGCGCGCCGTCGTCTCCGCGACCGCGAGGCCGACGCGGACCATGCTGATTGACGACAGGGCGCGCCGTCTCGGATGGACCTGGTGGCCGAGCGTGCACACCCTCGACTTCCGCGAGGCGAGGCGCGACGACGGCGACCTCGTGCTCATCGGCAGGACGGGGCCGGACCGCGACGTCGTCGCGGTCGCGACGATCACGGGGATGATGTTCGACGAGGACCGTCGCGACTACGACCGGTGGATGCGCGGCGTGAGCGACGACGAGCTGGCGGCGGTCCACGTCGCGCTCGAGGAGGCGATGCGTGGCGAGTAGGAACTACACGGCGGTCTATGTCAACAAGCGCGTCGAGGACGACTTCGAGACGGTCGGCGCGCTCGCGTTCGACGGCGACGAGATCGCCTTCGTCCCGGTGCCCGGCAACGACGCCTACTCGATTCTCTGGCGCGGGAGGATCGACATCGCGCTGCAGCACGGGATGTCGCCCGAGGACTTCTACCAGGGGTGGGACGAGAGGGCGAACACCGCGGGCGGGTTCTCCGACCCGAGGCGCGCGAGAGCGGAGTCGGCGTGGGAGGCGGGCAAGGATCTGCTTGCGCGCCATCCCGAGATCGGCGATGCTTTCGACTGGGACGCCGTCCAGCCGTAGGAGGACCGAAAGGATGAGGATCAAGGACATCAGCCCGGACGCCCTGCGCCGGGTCGACGACCGCGAGCTGCTCTCGCTGCACCTCCGCACCCATCAGCTCCACGGCGCCCACTTCGCCGACGACGCGCCGAAGGGCCGGGGCCTGCGCGACGACAAGGGCGCCGAGGCGAAGGACGGCATCCTCGTCGCGGACAACGACGCGATCCTCGACGCCTGGAAGGGCAAGCGCGAGACGCTGCCGCTCAAGGCCGCGCCCAAAGGCGACGGCCGCACCTTCATCCTGGTCTCGCCGTCCCTGGCCTACGGCGTCGTCCGCCTCGGCGACGAGAAGGACGGCGAGTGGCCGATCCTCTTCCTCAACCCCTTCGATGTCCCGCTCCCCTACGCGAGCGGCAAGGTCGACGGGGCCGTCGTCCCCGACATCGACCTCGAGGGCGACGGCGCGCCGATGTCGCTCGAGGACCTCGTCCACGCGCACCTCTTCGTCGTCGAGGAGATGCTGCGTCGGGAGATCAGGCACAAGCGCGTGTCCGACCTCGACGACGAGGAGCTGCCCGACGGGACCAAGGCACCGGTCGTCAAGTTCGCGTGCCCCGACCCGGACAGCATGCCGAACGTCGTCACGAAGGCCGGCGACGTCGCGGCCGCCCTCAAGCCGCGCGCCGGGCAGGCGGTCGACATCTTCTGCGGCATGGGCGCCCTGTCCATCGCCGCCGCGGCCGAAGGCTTCCACTCGACGCTCGCCGTCGAGAACGAGCCGCTCGCCGCGACGTCCTACGCGACCAACCACCCGCGGACGACCGTATTCCACGGAGATGTCCGCCAGCTCAACGCGGCCGACCTGGCCAAGGCGCTCGGGCCGGTCGACCTCGTCTGCGGCGGCGTCCCCTGCGAGCCCTTCTCGACCATCGGCGCGAAGGACCCGACCGACGGGCGGCGCGGCCTGATCAAGGTCGCGGTGAAGTTCGTCAAGGCGATGCGCCCGCGATACTTCCTCTTCGAGAACGTGCCGCAGGCGATGAAGGCCGACGGCTGGGCGACTGCGAGGAAGGCGCTGCAGCGCGAGGGATACGCGACCGACTTCTGGGTCGTGACGCACAACGAGGTCGGCGGAGGCACGGCGCGCAAGCGCGTCTTCTTCGTCGGCGTCCGCGGCGGCGAGCTGCCGTCGCTCGACGACCTGCCGCGCTCGAAGTCGGCCGGGTTCAAGGCCGCGCTCAAGGGCATCACCTCGCCGCCGAAGGGCGAGAACAAGGCCGACCCGATCCACGTCCATCCCGGTCCGCTCCAGCCGCACGCCGTCCGCAACGTCGCGCAGGTCCGCGCCGGCGGCAAGCCGACGGCGACCTGGAACGTGCGGCCGACGCCGCCGCAGGACCCCGCGCCGACCCTGCTCTCGCAGGCCGACAACCTGCACTGGTCGGCGAAGCGCCTGCTCACCGGCCGGGAGATGGCGACCCTCCACGAGATCCCGAGGTCCTACCGCTTCGTCAACTCGACCAGGAGCGGCGTCCGCAAGCTGGTCGGCGACTGCGTCCCGATCCGCCTCGGCCGCGCGGTCCTCGGCCACCTGAAGAAGGCGCAGGCGGAACGGGACCGCGAGCGCGGGCCGGTCGCGAAGGGCCTCCGCGCCGTCGACCTGGCCGACTTCAAGAACGTCGTCCACGAGGCGAAGGACGTGTGGAAGGTCGCGACGCCGAGGCCGCGCGCCGTCGACCTGTTCAGCGGGATGGGCGGGTTCTCCCTCGGCGCGTCCGCGGCGGGCTTCGACACCGTCCTCTCCGTCGAGTGCGACGAGCGGGCCGCGGCGACCTTCGCGGAGAACCACGCCGGGGCGCCGGTCCTCCAGGCCGATATCAGGAAGATCGACCCGAAGGAGATCGCGCGAAGGGTCGGAAGGATCGACCTCGTGATCGGCGGCGTGCCGTGCGAGGCGTTCTCGCCGCTCGGCCGCGGCACCGCGCCGGAGCAGCGGAAGGCCGGCGTCGGCCCGGCCCACATGCAGGACAAGAAGCGCGAGAAGACCGGGCGACGCGACCTTGTCAAGGTAGCCGTGAAGTGGGTCGAGGCGCTGCGCCCGAAGTTCGTCGCCTTCGAGAACGTGCCCGAGGCCGCCGATTCCGGCGAGTGGGACGCGGCGGTCAAGTCCCTCAAGCGCGCCGGATACGACGCGACGATCTGGGTCATGCGCGACGAGCAGGTCGGCGGGGCGACGAAGCGGAAGCGCGCCTTCCTCGTCGCGAAGCGCGACGGCGCGCTCCCCTCCCTCGACGACATCCCGCGACGCAAGGCGACCGCGTGCGGCTCGATCCTCTCGAAGTTCGCCAGCCCGCCGCAGGGGTCCAACCACGCCGACCCGCTCCACGTCCATCCCGGCCCGCTGACCGACATCGCGAGGCGGAACATCGCGGCCTCCGACCGCGGCGAGGCTCCGAAGGCCGGATGGGCGATCCGCCCGTTCTCCGCCGACGGCCCCGCGCCGACGATCACGTCGGGCAACGACGTGATCCACCCGAACCGCAAGCGATACCTCACGGGCCGCGAGATCGCCGCCCTGCACGGCGTGCCGAAGTCCTACCGCTTCCCCGCGTCGACGACCAGGACGGGCGTCCGCGACCTCGTCGGCGACTCCGTCCCGGTGCCGCTCGGCCGCGCCGTCCTCTCGCACCTCTCCTCCGGCCGCGCGACGAAGTCGGTCGTCGGCCCCATGCCCGCCAACCTCGTCGAGGACATCGGCGATGTGAAGCGCGTGGAGACGTCGAGGCCACGCGTCGTCGACCTCTTCTCCGGCATGGGCGGCTACTCGCTCGGCGCCCGCGCCGCCGGATTCGAGACGGTCCTCGCCGTCGAGCACGAGAAGCACGCGGCGGCGACCTTCGCCGCCAACCACGGCGGCACGCCCGTCTTCTTCGGCGACATCCAGAAGGTCGACCCGAAGGAGGCGCGCAAGCGCGTCGGCCCGGTCGAGATGATGATCGGCGGCGTGCCGTGCGAGCCCTACTCCTCGTCGGGCCGCGGGTCGGCCCCGGAGCAGCGCAACGACGGCGGCCGCGTCTTCGGGCGCCGCGGCCTCGTCAAGGTCGCGGTCTCCTGGGTCGAGGCGTTCTCCCCCAAGTTCGTCGCCTTCGAGAACGTCCCGCTCGCCGCCGACTCCCCCGAGTGGAAGGCCGCGCTGAAGTCGCTGGCCGGGATGGGCTACAGCGCCACCATCTGGGTCGTGCGCGACGATCAGGTCGGCGGGGCGACGACACGCAAGCGCGCCTTCCTCGTCGCGTCCAAGGGCAAGCTGCCCGACCTGGACGCGATCCCGAGACGCAAGGCCAGGACGGTGAAAGACGTCCTCGCGGCCCTTCCGTCCGTCGGCAGCGGCGACCCGCTGCACGTCGCCCACGGGACGGTCTCGGAGCGGAGGCTGAAGGGCATCCGCGCGCAGCTCGACGGCAAGAAGATCCCAGGCTTCTTCCACGAGGGCGTGAACAAGATGGATGAGCCGGCGCACCCGATCATCGCCAGCCGGCAGTCGATCCACCCGAGCCTCAAGCGGCACTTCACGCCGCGCGAGGTCCTGACCATGCACGGGGTCCCGAAGTCCTATCGCTTCCCCGTCAACATCGGGACCGTGCCGTCGCTCGTCGGCGACTCCGTCCCGGTCGCGCTCGGGTCGGCGATCATCAACCACCTCACCGGCCGCGCGCGGAAGGACGAGGAGGCCGACTGGCTGGGCGACGCGACGGACGCGATCCTTCCCGAGATCCTTGCCGACGAGATTGTCGGCGTCGACCTCGAGGGCTTCGAGGACATCGCGAAGGAGCACGCCGGCCCCGGCGGGTTCTCGGTCAAGATCGACCCGACCGACCTCCCCAACGTGATCACGAAGCAGGAGCAGCTCCGCAAGGACGCGGGCGGCGGCAAGCGCGTCGTCGACCTGTTCTCCGGTCTCGGGGCCTACTCGCTCGGGGCGCACGCCGCGGGCTACCGGACCGCGCTCGCCGTCGAGCTGGAGCCGACGGCCGCGGCGACCTTCGCGACGAACAACCCGCGGTCGCAAGTCTACTTCGGCGACGTCCGCAAGCTGGACCCCCGCGCGGTCCGCGACAAGATCGGCAAGGTCGACCTCGTGATCGGCGGCGTGCCCTGCGAGCCCTTCTCGTCCGCCGGCAATTCCAGGGTGGATCAGCAGAACGACCCGCGCCGTGGTCTGGTCGGGATCGCGGCCAAGTTCGTCGAGGCGCTCGAGCCCGACTTCTTCGCCTTCGAGAACGTGCCCCAGGCCGCGAAGTCGTCCGAGTGGGGCCGCGCCCTCAAGCGGCTCAAGCGCGGCGGCTACGAGGTCGCGATCTGGAAGGTGTCGCACGACGAGGTCGGCGGCGCGACGAAGCGCAAGCGGGCCTTCATGGTGGGCGGCAAGAACGGCCTCCCATCGCTCGACGACCTCGGGCGGAAGTCTGCGACGCCGTGCGGCGAGGCGCTCAAGGGACTCGGCAACCCGCCGTCGAGGGAGAACCCGAGCGACCCGCTGCACGCGGTCCCGTACCCGCTGCGACCGAACGCCATCCGCAACATCGCCTACATGAAGGCCAACCCCAAGGCGACCGCGCCGCCGAGCATGTGGGCGGTCCGCCCCGTCGACTCGCGGCAGCCGTTCTTCACGATCGTCGGGATGGTCGACATGCTGCATCCGAGCAGCCGCCGCTACCTGACCGCGCGAGAGGCCGCGACGCTGCACGACATCCCGAAGTCCTACCGCTTCCCCGACACGCGGCACATCGCTGTCCGCACGCTGATCGGCGACTCGGTCCCGGTCGCGCTCGGCACCGCGGTCCTCAAGCACCTCACCTCCGCGAAGGTCGCGAAGGGCGAGGGCGTCGACCGCGACGAGGTCATCCGCTGCATCGAGGAGGCTGGCGAGTTCGTCGTCGTCCGCGACTTCGTCTCGCTGGTCGGGTCGGTCGTGACCGCGCCCGAGGGCCGGCCCGCAAAGGACGTCGACCTCGTCGTGCGCGACGACGTCCCCGACTCCTCGGTCGAGCTGAAGCTGCGCCGTCTCTTCCCTCCGGCCATCCGCAGCAAGGTCCATATGGTATGGGACGCGAAGGGGCCAAACTGGGCCTACCTCCCGTTCTACGACCTCGTGCTGCGGAAGCGCGACGAGCTCAAGGCGCAGGGCGTCGACGAGCCCGACTACAAGCCCTATGCGTCGGGGTCCGTCGAGAAGGCCGAGGCCGTCCGCCTGATGCGGCCGTTCGTCCCGCTCAAGGCGAGGACCGGATACCACCAGGGCGAGTTCTTCGCGGTCGACCCGCTGCTCGACCTGTGGGCCGCGCCCGCGTTCAAGCAGGGCAAGTCCGTCGCGGTGGAGCCGAAGTTCGACGGCGTCCGCCTGACCGTGCACAAGGACGGCGACCGCGTCGCGATTTTCACCGAGGACAAGAAGCGCGACCGCGCCGCCATCCTGCCCGACGTCGTCGAGGACGTGCGCAAGCTGAAGGATGAGAAGCTGATCCTCGACGGCGAGATGGTCTGGTGGAAGGACGGCAAGCCCATCGCCCGGCACGACATGATGAGGATCGTCGTGGGCAAGGACCCGCTCAAGGGCGAGGACCTGCGGCTCAACGCATTCGACATCCTCTGGCGCAACGACGACGGCCCTCTCGACCACATGCCGTGGGCCGCGCGGCAGGCGCAGCTCGAGGCCGCGCTGCCCGACGACACGAGGCACCTCAAGAGGGCGCGCCCGACCGTCGCCGGCAACCGTCGCGAGTTCCTCGCCGCGGTGAAGCGGGCGAGGGCCTACCCCGGCAGCGAGGGCGCGATGCTCAAGCTGACCGACGCGCCCTATGACCTCGACGGGCGGAGCGGCGCGTGGGCGAAGCTGAAGGACGTCTTCGAGCTGCAGGTCGTCGTGATCGGCGCGAAGAAGAAGATCCCGTCGAAGGACGAGGACGCGGACTTCCGCAAGCAGCCGGGGCGGTGGTCCTACGACGGGATCAAGGACCCGTCCGCGTGGACCTACCGCGTCGCCTTCCTCGGGCCGCGCGGGAAGCTGATCCCGATCGAGGCCGACGAGACCTACACCGAGAGCGACCTCAAGCTGCGGTGGGTCGACAAGGGCGAGAAGGACCCCGTCACCGGCCAGGTCGCGAGCGAGAGCCAGTGGCGTGGGACCGACGACCCGCGGCTGTGGAAGATGGGCCGGGGCTTCGACGCGCGCAAGGCCGGAGATGTCCAGTACGGCACGACCTACAACACCGGCATCGAGGCGAAGATCGGCGACGTGATCACGGTGACGCCCGTCTTGATGCGCGAGTTCTCCGGGCCGCAGGGCCGGCGCCGCTACTCGTGGACCTTCCCGATCGTCCGCGAGGCGACGCCGACCAGGGAGCGGCCCGACACCCTCGAGGATGTGCGGCGAATCGTCGCCGCCAGCTCCGAGCGGACGCCCGAGGACATGCCCGACGAGAAGGATGTGAAGGAGGTCGCGAAGTCGCGCGGCCGCCTCGGCATCAGCCGACTCCAGAAGCAGCGGCGCGGGCAGATCGATCCCGACGAGTCGACGAGGGACCAGGAGCGCGAGGCGGCGGAGCGCGCCGGCGGCGACCCCTACATGGTCCCGCAGAAGGGCAAGGCCGAGCAGCGGTTCGTCGCGCAGCTCCACTACCGCGGCTTCTGGTCGGAGGACGAGCGGGACCTCGTCCGCGAGGCGCTGAAGAAGGCGCGGGCCGAGGCGAAGGCCGGCGACCGTGCGGCGGCCAGGGAGATCCTCGACAACGCGTGGAAGGATCTTGGACCCGCGATCCTTCGCGTCCCGCTCGACGAGCTGAAGGCCGGGGCGCAGCGCGCCGAGGACGCGGGCGACGGCGACGTCTCCGCGGCGGTGCGCCGTGGCCTGGACACGCGGCCGCCGAAGGTCGACGACCTCGAGGGGATCGAGGGGCGCATCGTGAACCTCGGGAACGTCCACGCCGACCTGCGGATGAAGTCGCCCCTCGGCGAGTGGCTGATCGGCTGGACGCTGGACACGCCGAAGGTCGCGATCCAGACACTCGACGGCAAGGCGGTCCCGCTCCTGCGGAACAAGATCACGCACAACGAGGAGGGCGACAACATCGTCGCGCAGCGCAAGCTGGTCCAGCCCGTCGCGTGGCTTGACATCGTCTCGAAGGACAAGCCCGTGCACAGGACCGGCGCCGGCCAGGTCGGCGCGACGCCCGGGACGGCCGGCGAGTTCCACTACCTCGCGTCGGGGCGCGCCGTCTTCGGCGTCCAGAAGACCGACTACCACGAGGTCTTCCTCTTCCCCGAGGACGGCACCGACTGGGGCGGGCGCTGGGGTCTCCAGCTCATCGAGGGCCGGCCCGACTACCGCCGGGCGCGCGGCGAGTTCTGGATGGCGAACCGCCCGAAGGAGCAGTCGCCATACATCACGACGCACGACGAGGAGAAGGAGAAGGACAAGGCGAAGCGCGAGAGGATCGACGTCGAGTGGAACACCGACACGGTCGAGGCGCTGCGCGCGAAGGGCTACTCGCCGCTCGGCCCGGAGAAGGCGGCGAAGCGCGACGGGCGGAAGGTCCGCCTGCTCGTCCCCATCGCGAAGATCGCGAAGCAGGAGCGGTATGTCCTCGGCGTCGTGATGGAGCCGGACGCCGTCGACGCGCACGGCGAGGTCGCGGACGCGGCCGACATTCGACGCGCCGCCCACAATTTCCTTGTCAAAGGCGCACAGATCGGTTATCAACATCAAGAGAAGCCAGGCGGACTGACACTCTTGGAGAGCTATCTTGCACCCGTCGAATTCAAGCTGGGCAACCGAACCGTCCCGAAGGGGACGTGGCTGATGGCGGTCCGCGTGAACAACGACAAGGTGTGGCAGGAGGTCCTCGACGGGAAGCTGACCGGCTTCTCGATCGAGGGCTACGCGAAGCGAGTGCCGGTCGCGGCGTAGAGGGAGATCCCCGGTGGCCGATCCTGTCGACAAAAAGGCGAAGCGCAGACTCACCGACATCAACGTGACCAACGTCGATCTGGTCGACCGGCCGGCCAACCAGGAAGAGTTCCTCGTCGTAAAGAGGAAGGACGGGAAGGAGGACCCCGACATGGACCCGAAGGATGAGAAGGTCGTCAAGGACGAGGAGAGCACCGTGGCCGAGGAGCTGACGGACGGCGGCGGGAGCGAGGACGCCCCCGACACCGACGAGTCCAAGGACGACGACGCCGAGGACGGCGACGGGTCCGACGACGCCGGGGGCGACGCCAAGGACGACGACGCCAAGGACGACGACGCCGAGGGCGACGACTCCGAGGGCGGCGATCCCGTGCAGAAGGCGGTCGACGCCGTCGAACGGTTCACGGGCGCGCTCAACGACTTCCTCGCCGGCCTGGAGAAGGGCGGCAAGAAGAAGACCGAGAAGGAGGAGGACGAGGACGGCCAGGTCGAGAAGGCGGACGGGATCGCGAAGCTGGCGAAGATGGTCTGCGACGAGGCGCGCAAGGTCCGCAAGATGAGCGACCTCCCCGAGCCCATCGGCAAGGCGCTCGACGGCCTGATCAAGATGGCCGACGACGTCCTCGCCGCCGCGGAGAAGGCGGGCAAGTACCCCTACCCCGAGCCGGCCTCCGCGAAGAAGCAGGACGACGAGGACGAGGACGGCAAGGTCGAGAAGGCCGGCCGCATCCTGTCCGCGGCCAACATCAAGACCGTGAAGGACGCGCTCTCCGGCATGGGCAAGGCGCTCGAGCTGCTGGGCGGCATGGTCAAGCAGGTCGAGTCGCGCTACGCCGAGAAGGCCGAGGGCGAGGACGACGAGGACAAGGACGCCGAGGCCGCCGACAAGGGCGAGACCAAGAAGGGCATGTGCCCCGAGTGCGGCGCCCCGCTCTTCGGCAAGGCCGTGTGCAAGAAGTGCGGCGCGAAGATCGGCAAGGACGGCAAGGTCGCGAAGGCCGCGAAGGCGGACGACGAGGACGACGCCGGCAAGGCCGAGAAGCAGGACATGATGAAGTGCCCGCACTGCGGCGCGGAGATCGAGGCGGGCCTCGACAAGTGCCCCGAGTGCGGCAAGGCCATCGAGATGGAGAAGGCCAAGGGCAAGAAGGACGACGACGCCGAGGCGACCGACAAGAAGATCCTCAAGGCCATCGAGAACCTCGCCGACAAGGTCGAGGCCCTCGGCAACCGCGTGACCAAGGCGGAGGCCGCGGTCGGGATCTCGAAGTCGCTGGGCGACGACGAGGAGGACGGCAACGGCGAGAAGCCGTCGCTGTGGTCCGGCCTGGGCCTCGTGCCGGGCGACGTCGCGACCGAGCGGCAGAGCAAGGACTGATCTAGGAGGTAGCCCGCGGGCGGCGTACCCGACGGGATTGAGACCCTAACGGGAGGAGAGGAGAACGAAATGTCCGTGGACAACCAGGAGATCCTGCGAAAGGCCGTCATCACCACCGACTCGATGACCACCGCCGGACTGCTCAACCCCGAGCAGGCCGACAAGTTCATCGACTTCGTGTGGGACATCTGCAAGCTGAAGGGCAACGCCCGCACGCTGAAGTTCCGCCCCGAGGAGCTGCAGATCGACAAGATCGGCGTGGGCTCCCGCGCGGCGGTGCCGAAGGTCGAGGCGACCGATCCCGGCGTGCGGCGCGGCATCACCACGAGCCGCGTGACCCTGCGGCCGTCCGAGGTGATGGTGCCCTTCGAGATCAGCTACACCGCGCTCGACGTGAACCTCGAGGGCGAGAAGCTGGCGGAGCACCTCGTCAAGATGTTCGCCACCCAGTTCGGCAACGACCTGGAGGAGCTGTACATCCAGGGCGACCAGCTCGGCGCGGCCATCCTCGAGAGCGACTACTTCGACGGCGGCGCGTCCGACAAGTACGTCAAGGACGGCTTCCTCGCGCTGCAGGACGGGTGGCTGACCCTCGCCCGCCAGGGCCACGGCGTCGACTTCGCCGGCGCCAACATCAGCAACCGCCTCTTCTCGCGGCTGCTGAACGCGCTGCCCGAGAAGTTCAAGCGCGACCGCACCAAGCTGCGGTTCTTCTGCTCCACCGACCTCGAGCAGAACTACCGCGAGAAGGTGGCGGCGAGGGCCACCGGCAAGGGCGATCAGGCGCTCATGTCCGAGATGCCGCTGACGCCGTTCGGCGTCCCGCTGATCGGCGTGCCGCTCCTGCCCTTCCAGCCCAAGATCGTCGAGCACGTCGTGGTCAACACCGACGGGACCACCGCGACCGCCCTGCTCTACAAGGACCTCGCCAACGTGGTCGTGACCACCTCGACGCTCGGCGCCTCGCCGGAGTCGGCCTACACCGAGGGCGTGGACTACACCCTCGACGCGGCCAACGGTACGATCACCCGCCTCGGCGGCGGCTCCATCCCGAGCGGCGGAACCGTCAAGGTCACCTACCAGGCCGAGGCCCAGGTGATCTGCACCCACCAGGACAACTTCCTCGTCGGCATCGGCAAGGACGTCCGCATCGAGACCGACCGCGACATCTTCAAGTCCGTCCTCCAGTACGCGCTGACCGCCAAGGTGGCCTGCGAGTTCGAGGAGGCCGACGCGATCAGCTTCGGCTACAACATCGGCCTCGACGTCTAGCGGCGGTCCTCGCGACCTGACCCGCCCCGGCGGGCGGCGAGACGCCGGGGCGGGCTAGCCCGCCGACCGCACCCATTCTCGCCCAGACACGGGAGGCCTCCCTCATGACGACCGCGAAGAAGAAGGCGACAGGGGCTCACAAGAAGTCCACTGGCCGAGCGGCGAAGAAGCCCGCGAAGAAGAAGGCGAAGGCGAAGAAGGCGGCGACGCCGAAGAAGCCCGCGAAGCCCAAGTGCTACGGCGACGCGGGGACCTTCGACCTCGACGATCCCGGCTGCGCGGCCTGCGACTGGCAGGACGACTGCGGCGCGGAGATCGCCCTCTCTAACTTCCCGAAGCCGGACGAGGACGAGTCCCCGCCGGCCGACGAGGAGAAGGCGGAGGCGCCGCCCGTCGAGGACGCGCCGAAGCCGCGCAAGGCGAGGACCCCCGCGGCCCCGCCGCCCCCGCCGTCGGGGACGGCCCGCGTGATCCTCAAGGTCGGCCGCACCGACACCCCGATCCCGGGCGGCCAGAAGTTCTACCTCAACCGGCCGGTGACGGTCCGCAACCCCGAGCACATCGCGCTGCTCCGGGTCAACGGGCGCTACTCGGTCGAGGAGGGCTGAAGGATGGCGCGCCACATGATGCAGTTGCGCTCGAGGCGCGGCATGAAGATCGTGGACCTGGGCGGGCGACGCCGCTCCATCTCCGGCGCCCGCTCCATCCCGGTCTCGGCCGAGGAGCGCGACTTCGTGCTCGCCGGCCCGGACGGCGGCGACCTCGTCTTCACCGAGATCCCCGAGCGGGATCGGCGGAAGAAGGCGAAGCCCGCGAAGGACGATCCCCCGAAGAAGGATCGCCCGGCCGGGCCGCCCGAGGACCACGCGAAGGCGAAGGCCGCGGCCGCGGAGATCAACGACGCCGCCTCGGTCGACAACGACAAGGCCGCCGCCGAGGACAAGGCCGCGGCCGACGAGAAGCACGCCGCCCGTCGCGAGAAGCGCGACAAGCGCCGCGAGAAGGTCGAGGCCGACAAGGCCGCATCCGATGGCGACGACTCCGCTTCCGAGGGCGACGACTCCTCCGCCAGCCCGTCCGACGAGGACCCGCCGAAGAAGTCGCGCAAGAAGAAGAAGCGCAAGGGCGGCGACTAGCCCGCCCTCGCGGCGGGAGGGGCCGTGCTCAAGGTCAACCTGCGCGACGGCTCGACCCTCACCTTCGACCTCTCGACCGAGGCGGGCCGCAAGGACTGGCAGCGACGCCAGGGCGATCCGCACTTCCAGGCCGAGATCACCGGGGCGGGCATCCTTCACGACGGCGTCCTCCACGCCATGCCAGTCCCGTCGAGGTTCAGATCGACGCAGTGGGAGGCGGAGCCGATCTGGAAGAAGAACGGCTCCGGCCCGCAGATTGTGGCCGACCGATTGACCTGCTATGCTGACGCCACGCGGCTGTCGATCACTGTGCACCACGGCAGCCGCCCGCGCGTCGTCCGATTCTCGGCGGCGCGCGTCGGCCGTCTGCGATACAGCCCGCGCCTCCACGGCAGCGTCGAGGCGCGCGACCGAGAAGGAGGAGAAGGATGAGCGACCGACACTACGAGGGCGGCACGCCGCACAAGGACGATCCCCGTCAGCTCGAGCCCAACAGCGGCAGCGCGGGCGAGGACTTCATCCAGGCGCCGAAGCTGAACCGTGTCCGCGTGACCGTCGAGGACGTGCTCGTCGCGGGCGAGACCGTCGAGATCAACCCGCTCGAGTTCCGCGGGACCGTGCGCCGCATTCAGGCGAAGAAGGTCAGCGGGTCGGCGACGACCTACGACCTCGCGATCTACTCCAGCGACCCCGCCGGCGCGGGCCACCACGACTTCGACGAGATCGAGTCGGTCACGGGCATCGCGGTCGCGAGCGCCTACGACTCCGGCGTCGTCGACGTTCCCTACGAGAACACGGACGACAACGTGATCAAGCGGTCGCTCTACGCGACGATCACCCCGGACGACTCCGCGACGCCCAACGTCTTCGACCTCCAGCTCATCGTCGAGCAGCGGGTCTAGGAGGGAGCGAGAGCATGAGAAGGATCGCCGTGCTGCTGATCGCCGTCGTCCTGGCCGGCTGCGCCGGGACGCCCGACTACCTGCCGCTGATCGACGCGGGCCTGCTCGGCGGCGAGGGGATCACCCAGGCCGGCAAGAGCCTCGCGGTCGAGCGCAAGGACGTCGCGGGGTGCTTCGTGACCTGCGCCCTGCTCACGACGCTCGCCTCGGCGAAGGAGGCGGTCGACGGCTGGCTGCGGACGCCGTCGGGGCCGGGCGTGATCCCCGGGGTGGACATCGACCTGGCCGAGTGTGTCGCGCTCTCCGGCAAGCCGCTGGAGCCTGTCCTCAAGGGCGAGGCCGAGCAGATCGTCAAGGGCATCGCCGACGGCG